ATCAGAGTACCAGTCGCGTCTTTATGGAGCCTCGGAAGTCGTGTCGTCGCATCACGCTTAGTTACCGAAAACAGTGCTTGTATGTAACGCTGCGCAATTTGATGCTCCGCCATCTCCAAGGTGATGTGGAGAACCTTTTTCCTAGCCAAAAGGGCACTCTTACCACAATTTATCAGCCACCACGTTTTACCACGTTTCGGAGGCGCGATCATAATACAAAGCTCGCCTTCACGTGGACCGACGTGAAGTTCATCCAAAACTTGAATCCCCATCGGAATCGATGGAACATCCAACTTGTCGTAGAAGGAAAGGCTCTTCGCTTGATCCCACAACATCGTGCCGGGGTCGAAGGTATGTAGCCGACTCTTTAAGGCAGCTGTTATCTTCTCCTCGGCTTGGTCCAAGTTTCCATTTTGGAGTTCCTCGACTGCCGATATCAAACCTATCTTCAAGGTTTGCTGTCGAAGAAACTTCTCAAGTTGGGAAAGGACATATTCACGGTTGATGCTTTCCTTCGACAGGAACAGGTCGGAAAGTATCTGTTTGTAAAGTTTTGCCTTTCTCTGATCGTCGGAAGTAAGGAGGTGTTCTAATTCATCGGGAAGGTGCTCCTTTATCGCAACACCAAAATTATCGATGAAAGAAATTGCAACAGATGCGATGTCGCGGAAGTAGACGGATTCAAAGTGGTGCGACTGAATCGATCCTCGTATCAGCTTCGCGGCGGCATCATCAAAGCAGAGCAACGTAAGTACGTTCTCCTGCAACATGCCTGAAATGTTTTCGCTCATGCTACCTCTCTTTGTTTAAGGAAACGGACGGAATAAAATTGGCTCTTTCAGATATACCGAGAGATACACGAAAATGAGTGGCCTGAATTATGGAAATTTTAAGAGGATACCAGTCGAATATCAGCTGCCGCGCAGACCGCTGACTGGTATGATGTACCAAGCTCGACCGAGAAAATATGATTTTGAAATGAATGCATCGGAGGCTGCGAGATTCCTAGGGGTTACAAGGATGACAATGTGTCGGTGGTTACAAGGTCAGTACCTCAAAATCGGACCTTACAATTTACCGGTACAAGTCCCACCGCATACAATTCGTAGGGTACCACGATCGAAAGGTAAACCTGGTAAGCAAACCAAAATCATTATCAAAAAATATGAACTCATGGAATGGGTACAGAAATACAGAGTTCATGTCTTGGTACGTCGTCGTAGGAATGAGATACGTACCAGTGCTGGTGTAGGTTGGAGAAACATACGAAACGCATACTGACCTTACTTCTCTTTTTACTTTCATATCCCCACCCCTTCTCCCCAAAACCAACACACCCATACCCACTGTAAGTGGGGTGGGGGGTGTGTACGTACGTGTGCGCGTGTGAGAGAATGCTCCAATCTCTTGTATAGGTAAGCATCTACCACGGATTGAAGATTACCATGCAAGATTTGAAGAAGCGCATCGCTACCTTGAACACTAAGGACCTTGTGGCGGTTAGGGATTATTGCAATCTCCTGCTTGGAACTACAGCAGTTACCAGCGGCTTTCAGCAGCCGACTGGTACCCTGGCTACGGAAGGCTCACGAAGTCGCGAAGAATCAAATGGTAACCAGCTGTATATCGCTATTTCAAGCCAGCTCGAGCAGCGATTTCACATGATGACGCAGCCTTTCCCTGCTTACATGCGAGTCTATGAAAAGAAGCGGCTGATCGTGTCGGCGACAGATCGCCTGACTCAATTCTGTGAAAAGAACTTACCGTCGTGGACGTCGGCTACTTTTGTGTCCGTATGCACCCGCTTTGCAAGGTACACCGCAGACGACTTGGAATTGTACGGAGTTCCGGTAACATTGAAGAATATCTTACAAGCGGTGGATAGGTGGGAGGATACCCTAGACCGTCGCTTTCCAGGCTACATACAGTCAGGCATGATTAGTATCGTTTTTATCAACCAAATCAACCGACTACATAGACGTGAGAAAAACCGTAGATAAATCAATAGGTTACGTCAAGCCTAAGTCATTGATTTAATAGGTAGAATTTACGCCTTCCGTTTCTAGGGCGATTACCTACCTAGTATTTAAGTCATATACGCGCGTCTATTATCATAATAGTGCCATCCAGCTCTACCCTCGTGACTCCCCACTGCTGCTGAGGGTCAGCGAATATCATCCCAAAAAATAATAGTTGACAAATTTTCATTAGGTATTATACTTAAAATGCAAGATTAGTTATCAAGGGGAACCACCCCGCAGACGCGCTCTTTAACAAAACGACCCATAAGTGGCCCCACCCGGGACCACGGAGAAGATAAGTAAGCGAAAGATTACTTCCTAGTAAGATCCCAATTAAGACAAACGGACACCTAGGAAGGACAGCAGACCAGGGGTGCTCCTGCAACGGTTTCAATCCTCGAACATCTTCTCTCACGGAACCAAGGAACCCAAACGACGGGAACACCAAATACTTGTATTACCTATATAGTACCTGATCTTACACACAGTCGCAGGGTTCGTGACAACGGTTCCGGCAGCGGCGACAACCCTGTCAAGTATCTTATTTCATAGGGTACTTGATTTCGTTGTCACACACTCAATAGGAGTTTCAAAATGGACCTCAACCACATCGAGTTCAACTCATTGCAGGAAATCGAGGAGCATGTGTTTTTTGGTTGTCATGCTTACGACTCCGCAGCCTTCCGGGCAATCACCAAATTCGCTAGGGAGACGGAAGGCCCCGAAGCTGCGGCAGCCATCCGCATCATGGGTACGAAAGGGATGGGCCTCCCTGAGGATCCTCGCAGCGATGAAGAAATCGTTGCCGAGTTCTTAGCGGATCAGGAATAACACCGGAATCCTCTTCGGTGGGTTTGGAAACAGACCCACCCGGGAGCAACTCCGCTCATATTCATTTAGGAGAGCATGATGGAAGCAGTTGAAAAATTGATTTCGTTTTCTGACGAACTTCTGTACGACATCTACCAAGTCTGGAATGCAATTGGATTCGACGTTCTTGCGTATGCAGAAGAGACGGATAACGAGTGCTTGGTGGAATCCTGTATCGACGCAGAACGGTTGAGCACTTTCGGTTCGCAGGAATCTGAAGATGAATTGAAAGAGCTTCTCAAGCAGCATGGTTATGCTACCGTGCTGAAAGAACTTTCCAAAGTCGTTCACTTAGGAGCCTGAAATGTCAAAACTTACTATTCAGCAGCAGCTGGCAGTCCACTTCGATTTAATAGGTGAGAAGGAAATCAAAGGGAAGTCCTCCAAGTTCCGAGTATTCACGAGAACCCGTAATGCAGACGGTACAGCCTGGACATCGGAGACCTACAACAAACTGACAACGTATGGTCAGGTGTTTTGGTACTTGGGAAAAGCAGGAGCTCTCCGGACCGGACACAATGCGTCAACTAGCATTACGATGGAGAGCGTGAAGCGCCGTATTCTCCAGCCGGTGATTAAGGCAGTCTCGTTCGTTGAGAAGACTGCGCAGGAGTAACACTTCAAGCCCGGTGACAGCGGGCTTCGAGAGCAACTCCGCTCATATACATTTAGGAGGTTGTGATGAAAGCAATTGAACGTAAGGAAGGTTATTCGCAAGTTTGTGTATGGCCGGGAACACTTGTCGGTCCGGACAAGATTGCAGACTTCGAAAACTTTATGCTTGAGGAGTTCAAGGCCCGGGTTCAGTACCTGGAAGAAATCAATACCTACCCCGATCTGAAAGATGGCAAGATCGTTGATGGCACCGGTGGGCGCACTGATTTGTTCTTCTCGGTACACCAAGATGACATCGGCCACTTTGCAATCCCTAGACTGCAAATGGGCATCCGCTGGTTTGAAGACTCTGTAGCGCGCTGCAATGGTGGTAACCAGTTGTACCCGACTTACGTCATGGATTACTACTCCTGGGCGAAGGAAGAGCAAGGAGGGCCGGAAGATGAAAGCTAAACCCTATGCAGTCGAAGAGTCAGACTCAGGCAAGCTGGTTGTAAGCAAGTACTTGCTGCCTTTGGATGATGCAGTGAAGTTCATACGCAATGTAACAGGCCCGAAAGTTAGTTTCGCAGTACATATCACGCGGGATGCACCCACAGTAAATGAGGATGGGGGCCCGACGGGTAAGTACTTCCAAAGTGGGTTTTCCACCTACTTGAACTTGAGTCGGGTAGAGGCGTGGGAAATGGTAACCCGAATGAAAAACGGTAACGGACTAGAAGGCCGAGGTGCTAGGTTCCCAATTGAGGTGCACCTCAATTCTGGCACTTTTCAACGTACCACAGTTTGGTTAGGCTAAAGGAGAAATGAAATGACAGACGTAAAATATCCCAACGTGACAGTGAAGCTTACTGGGCAAGACGGCAATGCTTTTATGATTATCGGATCAGTGCAGCGTGAATTACGCAGGGCCAAGGTTCCGCCAGAGGAGGTTACCAAATTCCGGGATGAGGCAACGAGCGGTGATTACAACAATGTGCTCCGAACCTGCATGGCCTGGGTAAACATTCGGTGAACTCTTCGGTTGGCTTGGCAACAGGCCAACCCGGGAGCAACTCCGCTCATATTTATTTAGGAGATGGAAATGGCAGAAACAGTATTGAAATTGAGTGGTAAGGTGCGTGAAATTTCTATAGCGAAGAAATTGTTCGTTGTTATCAATTCGCACGGAAAAACTTCCGAGCCTTTCATGACTTGGACAGATGCACAAGCGTATGCAGATGAATGCAATGCCGAATACATCGATGATAACCCTGATAACACTAGCTTCTGGGTAGAAGCCCAGGAAAGGTGAACATGCCTACTTACCAAGTAACACTAACGTACAAGTATCAAACTGCACCGCTGAATCTGGCAATCCCCACTTTCACGCGGTGTAGGAATATTGACGCGCGCGACCTAGATGATCTGCACACGGTTATCCAGGACAAGTTTCCTGCAGCGCACTTGATTGGCCCCAGTTGTATTCGTCGAATTGATTAAGGAGTAATATCATGGCCCGCAAACCTACCCCTCCTCAAACCTTCACCCTGCCGCAAGCCGTCGGAATACTTTATGGTGCAATTGAAGACCTGGCAAACGAATTGCAGGACTGGGCAGACAACATGCCCGAGAACATGCAGGACAGCGACAAGCATGCTGCGGTGGAAGACGCAGCCGGCGAGCTGGAAGGTGTCGATGAGCCGGATGTGCCCGAGGTTGAAGGATACGACCCCACGGTATCTTTCAAGTTCGGCAATCCTAAGTACATGAGCAAGACGAACAGGCTCTGCGAGATTGAAGACTTCCGGTCTCAGATACTGAGCGTAGTTGAGGAGCTCAAATGTCAGATCTCTGATCTAGAGGAGGAGGAGCATGAAGAGCTCATCGAAGAGTTAGACACCCTGATCGGTGAGCTCGAAGATTTGGAATCTACAATTTCAGTGGATTGGAGTTAATCATGTGGAGCGACTTTGCAGTAGGCTTGATGCTTTTCGGTGCTCTGGGAGGTATGTTCGCGGCCCTCGGATTTCTGGCCGAGTACCTTGCAGGGCGTGATTATCGTAAACGTATGGGAGGTAAGTGAGATGAGAACAGTTGATGCTACTAAATTGGAGCAGTGCTCCATTCAGGTCTACGTTATCTGCATCGGGCATGATGTGGCATACTCAGTGCCGATGTTCATGAACGTACGGACAGGGGATATCCACCCGGGAAAGTGGAGCGACCCCTACATCTCGCGTATGAGAAATGCGGTAGAATTGGTAGCAGCCGTGTCCGCCCAGCCCAAACAGAAACACCTGGATACAGTCTACCGCAGGTGGCTACAGGGTCTAGATACACAGACACCGTTTGTGGTCGCACACAAGGTATGCTCCGCAGTCCTCAACATGAATGTACGCTAAGGAGAGGAACATGGCAAAGAAAAAAGCCAAACGATACTACGATTGCAACAAGGATCAGGAAACGGGAGATCTATACTACAACTACAAGGAATGGGTAGACGCGCTGCTTGCACGTTTCCCGGTGCTAGAAGAACACTTCAGTCACCTCCGAACTTCATATGACGGTGAGACTTGGGTCACTTTGAAATGCGAAGATGATCCCAAGAAGTGTCACAGCTACGGGTCTTGGTGGCCAAATGAAGATTCCAGAAGTTGGATGGGAGTGGTAGACGATACTCCAAGCCTGATCAGTAATCCTTTTTACTACTAGGAGAAAGACATGAAACAGAAATATTGGATTGGTGATTTGTGTTACGTCATGCACCCTGAGTGGGATGAATTCTGCTCCTTGACGATCACTGATAGATGCGTGACTGACGGTGTGTTCACGCTGGCCGATGGACGCAAGTTTGGCTGTAAGGGTACGGCCTATGGGGATGGCACGTATCACGACCAAAACGGCAAACAGTATCCCGTGGACGCAGGACTGATTGGTGTTATTGCGCTGGAGGATATTCGCGATCCGCTAGCTATAACGGGGCCTAATATAGGTCTTGGCAACATCTACGAGTTTGATTCCTTCCCAGATGTGGCTAGTCACAACGGCGTCATCCAGATTGGAAACATCTTCATACCGACGGCGTTTGATGAAGACTGTGATGACGAAGAGTATTCGGAGGAGGAAGAGGACGACTTCTAAACTACCACGCAGCCTCGAGGATATTCTCAAAAAAATATCCTCCTGGGTGCGAAGTAGAATCGCGCCATTCGGGGTATATATTCTACATGCGAATAGTCGCGTAACCGTTTTACAAGGAGAAACAAAATGTCTGAGCAACAAGGTATCGCAGGCCGTCTGAGTGCTTACAAAGTCGTGCCATCTGAAGTTCATGTGCGTGATGGTTGGAACCCTCGCTTCGATTTCAGCGGGATGGAGGAGCTCACCGAAAGCGTTCGCGAGTACGGTGTTCGTGTCCCCATCCGTGTTCGTCGTAACGCCGATGGCCTCCTCGAGCTGATTGATGGTGAACGTCGTCTGCGTGCCGCCCTGGCAGCGGGAGTGGAGACAGTACCCGCCATCATGGACACGAAGTTGGATGATGTCGAAGCTCTGGTGCTGGCTGTCACTGCGAATAGCGGCAAGCCCTTCCTGCCCCTCGAGGAGGCTTCTGCGTTGAAGCGTTTGAAGGATGCGGGATTGACTTACCTGGAGATTGCGAACAAGGTCGGTCGGTCGGATATCTACGTCATGGACCGCATGAAACTTCTTGAGGCGCCCGACAGTGTGAAGGAAAAAATCACTGCTGGTAAATTGGGGACGACAATCGCCTCTGAGATCCTCAACACTGTGTCCGATGATACAGAGCGCGAGCGTTTGGCAGAGCACGCAACGAAGGGCCCAATGGAGCGCAGGCAAGTACGTACTGAGCTGACAGCGGCCAAAGCAGCAAAGGGTTCTCGCAGTGCTGCTACGACTGCCAGCAAGCAGATTCCGAAGTTCATCAGGGAGATGGCCGCAGCAGAATTGAGCAACCTGGAAGAAGAGTACCAAAGCAAAGCACTCTGGTTTGCTGATCAAGTGCCGGGGTTGATTGCAGATGCCACTGCTGTCGAAGAAGCAAGCTTCGTCTATCAGCTGAACGATCTTTTGAATGACGGTGAGTTGGACGTCATCACCAAGAAAACAAAGAACCGGACTATCAGCCATCCCGTCTCGCTGAACTTGAAGGAACTGTTCCTTCAAGTGAATGAAGCAGACGCAGACTTTGACCTTCCGCAGTACCGAGCTCATGAGGTCATCCGGCTTGCGCTTCTGGTGGGAAAGATTATCGGTATGCGTTCTATCATCGGTGACGAGTAATTCCACAACAATGCCCGCGTAACCGCGCGGGCAGTCTACTTAGGAGAACTACATGAAACTTTTCGATTGGAAGAATGATCCCGTCGTACTTCCCCTCAATCAGGCCTTCCCTGAATTGAATCAGGTAAGAGAGTTCCAATCCCGTCAATGCATTTTCAGCCACGATCGAAAGAAGATCTTTGCAGTCGCGGGAAAAAACTACCAACCCGTTCCGCACCGTATTTTGATTGACACAGTTGAGCAGGCTTTGAAAGGGATTGATCTTACGGGCTACAAGCGCAACATCGTTACCACGAACGAAGGCGCACGGATGCTCGCAGAGTACCGCCTGCCACAATTGAAATTAGAACCCCAGGTTGGTGATGTGGTGCATACAGCTCTACGCATCACCAATAGTTACGACCTGAGCTGGAAATTAGATATCCGACTTGCAGCGCATCAGCTGGTTTGTAAAAACGGTATGGTAGTAGGCCGTGAGTTTGGATCAGTCTCCGCAAAGCATTACAAGGGTGTCATCGGGGAGGATCTAAAAGTGATCACATCTAGTTTGAGCGCGATGGTGGGGAATCTACCCAAACTGGGGTCACGCTGGGAGCTCTGGGGACACACGCAGGTATCAGAAGAATCAGTTCGTGCGCGACTGGAAGCTGCTCCTTGGGTTCCAAAGAAGCATGCCGAATATATCTTGGCGGGGAAGTTTCCGATGTCGCTGTGGGACCTGTATAGTAGATTTACATATGCGTCGACACACATGACATCCTCCATCAATCGGCAAGTGGAATTAGATGATAGAGTGTCGGCTCTTTTCTATGATGAGGTGGAAGAATGAAAACTGAAACACGTCTTTTGATTGTAGACGCATCTACAATCATCTACCGGGCGTGCCATACCCACAGTGGGCTCACCAATTCTGAAGGTGAGTTCACTGGTGGAGTATTCGGGTTCATCGGTCAGGTATGCACTGCAATTTTGCGTACGGGAGCAACTCATCTTCTCATCGCATTCGACGCGCCTCCCTACTTGAAAGCAGAAGGGATCGCGGAGACGTTCAAAGCAGACAGAACGATTGATGAGGGGTTACGCGCACGGGTGGACGCTACGAAACGACAACTGCATGAACTCATCGACGGCGTGGGATTGCCTTACTTAAAAGTATCGGGAGCAGAGGCTGATGACATAATTGGTCATGTGTGTAATTCTGTCTCTGTTCGTGATCTGGGAGTTGCAATCATCATGTCAGGAGACAGTGACATGTACCAATTATTGGGTGACAAAGTGTCGATGCATAAGGGCGGAAAGCACCCACCCTTCTACGGTGAAGTAGATCTGGACAAAGAGCATGGTGTACCTCCGCATGCATGGGTGAACATCATCTCCGTCGCAGGGTCGCATAATCATGTTGTTGGTGTAAGGAAGGGGATTGGCATTAAAACTGCAATCAAGCTGCTGGGACCAACCTACGACAACATCAGCTGGATGTCACCAGAAGAACGTAAAGTGTTTGCGGAGAATCAAAAGATGAACTTGCTTCCTTTTGAAGGGTTAGAACTCCCACCTTTTTTGATGTCATCGGTAACGTGGGAGTTCAATCCGAGAACTCTCTACCAAGCAGTTGCTCGATGGGAGATTCGCATCACTGAAGTAATGGTGGAAGCATTAGCGCAAATCTCGCATAGGCCATTACGCAGAAGATAGCTGTATATATACCGACAGCAGCCTACCAAATCGGATAGGCAGAATTTAATGATAGTAATCAATAGGTTAGGTAAAGTGTAACCTATTGATTACTATACCTTTTTTCAACCTACTATGTAAAGGATAGAAAATGGCGTCAGAAGCCTATTTGAAAGCACGTGCAAACACTACGGGACACTTGAATGTGCTTTCCATCTTCGCAACAGTGGACGGTGAATGCAATGGGTTCGGGCAGGGTAGTATGTCAGTGTTCATACGACTGACGGGATGCCGTGTTGGCTGCTCCTATTGTTTCGGACAAAAGGAAGGGAAAAGGCACCCGGAAGTGCATTTAGCATCTGGAGGTAGAAAAAAACTTAGTCAAGTGGTTGCAGGAGACATTCTTCTGACTCTAGATGAAAATCATGCGATAGTACCTACCACAGTAACAGCGACGCAGAAACGCAGTGTAACTGAGTGGGTAGAAGTGAAGGTAAAAAATCATACAAAGTTAGATTCAACTGTATTCTTTGTGACTCCAGAACATCCTATATTTACAACCAGAGGGCAAGTCGAGGCAGGTGATTTAAGAGTGGGTGATGATATTTACCACGTACACCCCAACGAACTCATAGCATACTACAAACAGGGAAGTCGAAACCCGAATTATAAAGACACTATCTTCCACAGCGTTAATTACGACAAACTAAAAGCGCGAAATTTGAAAGAAGAGCGAAGATGCGAGTTATGCAGTAAAGTGCGGATGTTGGAGGTGCACCACAAAGATGGTGATCGTGAGAACGATGCTGAGAGCAATCTTTCTTCTCTTTGCCACACATGCCACTCACATCTTCACCAGCGTGGTGCTAATTTCTGGAATGGAAAGCGATCTGACGGAAAAAGGAGTTTTGCTGAATTAAATCATAATGGAGCCGAAGTCCTCTCAGTTAAAAAAGTAAATCGAGGTTCCGGCGCGAATTGGAAAGCAGACGGGATGATAGACAGCCTAGACGTTTTCAATGTATCATGCTCACCGTTCAATACATATCTATTGAACACTATGTGGGTGCATAACTGTGACACCAAGTACTCCTGGCCCATTCACCAAGGACAGCAATTCACTCCCAGCGACATCGTCAGTCGTGTGCGTGATATCGGCGGTGGTATTCGCAAAGTTACAATCACGGGTGGAGAACCACTCGAGCAGGACGGAGACGAGTTTATTGATCTCCTTCGGCAGCTCCTTGCTCTGGACTACTTGGTAAGTATTGAAACTTCTGGGATGTATCCATTTATGCACTACGCTGCTGTTCCGTACTTGTCGTTGGTAGTCGACTTGAAGTCTCCGACGACTGTACCCGGGCACCAGCAACCTCTGCTAAGTGAAATGGCGAAGCTGGGGTCAAAGCAGCACTGTATCAAAGTAGTGGTATCTAGTCCCGCGGAGTTCGAGTGGGCACTGACGGAAACTAAGAAGCTCATCGATGCGGGGTGTTACGCGCGGATATTCTTCTCACCGGACCACACAAACATGAAGGCGGTGGACCTTTTCAACTTAATGATGGGAGACGAACTCTGCCGAGATATGAATATCGGACTGAACTTGCAACTGCACAAATATCTGTTCCCAGACGACTTCCGAGAGGAAGAACTCATCAGCACGTCAATCCTGAAGGAGATCCACAATGAAAATCAATAATACGGCGGTTGGTATGCTGCTTGCTTGGCTTCAAACGGCCTTGCCTAGAACAGGGTACCAGGGAGGCACTCCGTCGCGAAGAAACTCACGTAATAAGGACGACTTACCTTCTGGGTACCCAGGAGACAAGTTGGCCAGAAAAGCCCTTGCAGGAAAGTGCACACTCAAAGGGTGATGTTATGTGCTGCGCCCCACCCAATAGAGCAGAAATAAGCCTAGGGTGGGGCGCCTAGATACATTATAGGAGTTCTACCTCCTATTGACACTCTAGCTGATACTGACGACGTGCTGCCTGCGTTCTTGCTGTAACTGCAATATCACCCCAATACTTCAAAGCAATTTCTTCTTCACCTCGAATCTGTGCGTCCCACTGCGCGCATCTCACAGATTGTAAGTTTCGTTCTTGCTCCCGACGGGCAGCAATCTCATCTAAAATTTGTTGGTGTTCTTTCTCTTTCTGTTCTTCTTCCAGCCGCTTCTTATACCACTCAATTTCACGTTCTGCGATTTCCTTCGCCTGTTGCACTTGCTCTTGTGTCGGCATAGGAACTTGAACTTCGAGTTGCTCTATTATCGTTTCATTTTGTGTAGCCCAGTACGGTGCATCGGAACAAGGAACATCTTGATATACGACTCCACCAGTTGCGAGGATACATTTGAAGAATACAATAACTGCAGTAGACGGTTCCATTGAAGTTACCTCTTGTGCGTCGAGACGACGATTGATCGGTTGGTGATGGTGCGCGGCAGGCCGGCAGTCAGTAAGTGGGCTGCGACGCTTTCAAAAACGCTGCGCTTGCTGTTGCTGGCGGCTTCTGCTTCCCGCTCCATCCGGCGGACGTAGGCGCATTTGCCTTCTGGGTGGGTCAACTTGAAAGCCCGCCAATCGTGATGATCTTCGTCGTGGTGGTCATAGCTTCCGTTCAGGGCGATGCGTTTGATCTGGTCTTCGTTCTTGAGGACTGCATCGATCTTTGAATTAAGCTGAGAAAAACCGGAATGGATGATGATTAAAACGGCCCGGAGGTCTTCATCTTTACAGTCCGCAATGGCTTGCATGATCTGATCGGTGGTGTCTGTGGCCATATCGGTCTTTCTGAGGTTCATTGAGTTGGATTTATGCGGCGGATGGGGCGGCGCTTTTCCGCCCTACGTGGGCGGGATATATATAAGGCATCTAATAATATGTTGCTGAATTTGTTTGTGCTGTAGATGTTGAATATTTAATTGCCATTCCACTTATATAGCAAGTGGCACCATTATCTTGTTCACATGCATGAATTGATATAACGTCTCCGTATTGCACAGCAACATTCAAAGAAACATTTATTGTTGTTGATGCCGTACTATTTACGCCACTCCCTACAATAGTTCCATTTCTTGTGATTTTATAATAAGCATTTGAACTTGATACGGAAGAAAAATACGAAAAAACTACAGTTACCGTTCCTACCCCCTCATTTATTATAAATCTTGCACATTCTTTATATGAAGGATATCTTATTGTTGCACTTGAAGAACCAGTTCCAAGTAATAAAGTTGCACCCGCTTGATACGTTTTTAATATATTACCGCTGATAGTTAGATTGCTACCGTTCCACGTTAATTGATTTCCAACAGGATTACCGATGCTGAATTTATACGCCCCACTGCTGTACCCCAGGAACCAGCCCGTACCTGTGTTGTAGTCAGTCTGGCCGCCTTTGATTGCGCCGTTTGCGCTGAAGGTGATGCCGCCAGCAGCGGCGGTTACGGTGGTTCCAGCATTGACAGCGGTGCTTGTGTTGTCGGCATCAGAGGGAGGCTTGGTACCTGTGATGTCTGCATAAGCTACTGAGGCAGACACTGTGCTTGCATCCGAGCTGGCAGCAATGGTGACTGGACCTTCCCATGCGCTCGGTGTACCGTTTATACTGATGGAGCGTACACGTACATGATAAGAAGAGCCCGATACCATCGGAGATAGGTAAGTAGTGAGCACCACCGAAGACATTACAGCAGATGAATACGTGCTGTCTGTTGTCAATTTGTGCTGAATCTCGTAGTACTGTACGGTGGCATCTGCGGCTGCCGTCCATGTGCAGTATATACGACAAAGTTTTATACCATCAGCTTGCGCCAGCTGGTATGTGACACCAGAATAGCAAGCAAGAGACGTCGGCGGGCTGACAACTGAAAGACTGGGAAGAATTGTATCGGGTGACGGGTCTGTAAATGTCGCTTCTCCAGAATTCCAATCGTAACTTGCTGCTGTATCTTCTTGCAGAAGCAAATCGATGCCCGCAGTCTCCGACAGCTTCCACTCAAGTACACGGAATACTTTATTCGACCAGCCCAGTTGCGGTAACGTCACGTAGACAGAGTTCTGCACCTTTAACTTAAACGTCGCGGGAAGGAGCTTGCAGGGAAGTTCGACTACGATTCCCTGCCGTGCTTTCTCCAGATGGATTTTGGCAATACGCTGCGCGCGCACCATATCAGTTGTGTGAGGCAATTCAATATCACGATAGATTACTTGTCCATCCTGCGCAGCGTATGTAGAATTTTCCATCAACGGAAAATCGGTGGGTTGCCAGTCCTTCCACTGTTCCGAATAAACACCGCGAACCGCATTGAATAATTCCTTACGTGCTGTTTTGGCGCGGAGAGATACTGCACCTCGCAAAGAATCAACATTAAGATATAACGTCGGAATTGAGTACACACCGGCATACATATCCCAGGTTCCTGCTGTCCATACAAGAGTACCAGCTGCAGATGTGAGCAAAGATTGTAGTATGTCAATGGGACGGTCAGAGAGCTGGAAGGTGCCGTTTGTTGTATAACGCAACTGCGCCGAATGGTTCATCGTGTGCGTGCCCGTTCCAGCATCTACGATATCTATAAAAGTACCGTGAAGGGCTCCGTCTAGGTTTGCGCCTAACTTACATTGTGTTTTTGAAATACGTCGAACATAATAAGATTGTCCGACATTGAAATTAGTTGGTAGGGTACCTGTTGTGGATAGTGTTACCTTATCTCCGGATACGATTCTGAACTCATCGTTGGCGAACGTAAACGTGTCATTGGTAATGTCGTCTGCAGAAATGGGGGAGATTGTAGCAGCATGCGTTGCCATTGTTACCCACTCATCGCAGGCATTAGCAGCGGAGGCTAGCAGCGTTTGATTGATCTCTGACGTCGTACATGCTAGCCCATAATCAGACAAAAGGTAATCATTCAAGCATAGCGCCCAATTATTAGACCAGTCCGTAAGTGACGTACGCGGGTCATATACCTTCTTGCCTTTCACTGTCGCGTAGATATTAGGTATGCCAGATGGAAACACCTTACCCGTGGAATCAAACTTTAAACGAATGTACAGGTAACAAATACCTTGCAGACGATGATTACTTGTCCAAAGGCCTGCAGACTCAGAAACGAGGTCAGCATCGGCGGCTTGCGCAGAATACCCTAGATGCTTTTTGATACGAACCCAGCCGGAGTAAACACCACTTGTGACATTGCCGCTGCCATCTAATGTACCAACGGGTACATTATTTAGAAATACATCTCCAATAGAGTCGCACTCGTGCCCTGCTAATGCAATAATCAAATGAATATATTCTTTTGTGCTTCCAGTCGATTCTGCGTAAAGAAGAACCCCTGACACAGGAGCTTCTCCGTAAATAACACGATGCGCTTCAGTTGAAGATCGCACGATAACAGTACGATCTCGTAACTCAGCAATGCTTGAACCGCGATTCGGCTTCGGAGTAAGCGCTTTAGATAAAGCGCTCAATACCAAATTAGTCACAAACAGCTTAGTGAATAGCGCCCAGGAAAATCCCTGGACCAGAGCGCCAACTAGAGCAGCAATTATGCTTGAAGGCATTATCCAACACTCCAAGAAGCGATACAGTTCGGGTGCAGCAGGTCCACGTAATGCAACCCGTGCGCTTCGAGAACAGCAACCTGTGCTCCTAGGCAGATACCTAAGTGCTCACCGGCAGCGTCTCGGTAGAGCACGACGTCTCCACGATTAGCTGAAAGCATCGGCTTCGGAACAACACCGAGTGTCTTTGTGAGAGCTGCACCTAAATCGGCAGCAACCTCCGCAATAGTACGCAGAGCTTCTCGTCGCGTCGTATACTTACCTGCAAAGGATTCCCAGAAGTTTACCCCAGTGAGGGCCTCTACGCAGTTGCACGTAAAACGCAAGCAATCCCAGTCTCCCAATCGGTAGGGACGTGAATGCGCACTTTCGACTACCAAAGCCAAAGCAGAAGCCCAATTTTCTTTACGCTGCAGTGTCATGCTCTTCCCCAAACAAGCTCTTTACTTACCATCTGCTCCACGAACTCACAGCCGAGGTCTGCTGGGAAACGTTGCAGCTGATCTGCATGGTTATACCTACGAACTTTCGGTGTCTCCCACGTCACAAGATGTGATTCACTTGTGACAGTAATTGTTGCCGTCTGTCCGAGCTCGATGGACATGATATCCATCCTTCCGGTATAAGCGAGGATCGGATCTGCGATGATGTTGTAATTGTCATCAAGCAAAGCAAGCCAAACTTTAGCAGACCTACCTTGGTAATGCTCAGCCAAAGCCCGAGTGACGTTGCTGGCGTCAATTCCTGTAATCTTAAATGCCATACCACGTGCTTGTAGATCACCCGTCTCTTCCACAGGTGAAACGGTGCCCAAAGCTCCCGCACCCGTCCAGGTATATCCATTCCACGTAAACTCTTGTGCAGCATTCGTCAATCGAAGAAATCCGGATGCAAAATCAAGTTCAACCAATAAGAGGAGAGGTATATTTGGTTGCGCTAGTGCGGTATCAACTGCAGTTGTTGTTACTCGGGTAGCCATCAGAACGCCTCAATACAAGAAATAGTAAAATCAGACGAAAGACCAGCTTCGTCATCCCAGTAGCTCTTATCCTCTTCCAGACGAAAAATAGCAGTAGGGCTACTTAATGTGACGGCAGCATTATCCGCAGGAGAGGCGCGTAATGGTGGCGAAAAAGAAACTGTGATGTTACCGGCCCCGTCGGACGTAGCTACAGCTGTCACTATCTTCAGTTCGTAGTTGACACTAAAGTAATCACCAATCGCAAAAGAAGTAGCGGGTGTCGCTCCATCTAGAATCAAAGAGCTTCCGGTTTGCGCAGCGCCATTCACTTGTAGCGTACCGGCAATGGTACCGCGAGGAATTGCGCGTTGAAAGTTCGGCATATAGAATCTACCCGCCCGACCTCTAAGCTTCGCAAGAAACGCTTGTAATAAGGCTGCTTGCTCCGGTGGGCGACGCTGATAGGTCAGCTCTGCTACCCAGCGCGGGGATGGGAGCTCAATCGTCTGCGTAGAACCGGAAAGCGGTGAAGTATGTTCCTGCGTATTCGAAACCATACCGAAGCGCATACGGTCTGGAGCGATGCTGGGGAAAGTCTCGGTTGTCATTATTTCCTTCCTGTGGCAACGGCGAAGCTGCCGCCACGATTTAAGTTATCCATAAGCTCTGCTAATGTTTCTCGCTTTATCCTACCAGCTTCACTACGTAACCGAGACTCACTATTGCTATCTGCATTACGAAAATCAAAGGATTGTATAATCGTAACACTACTCCCGCCACCGCCAGAAAGCTGTACCGGTATTTTACCTGAAGGCACGGGAACATACGCTTCTGGTGTGCGCCCTTCGCCAAAGATAGCAGCTTGGGGAGAATTTGCAATACCTCCGCCGGAGTATGTCCTGAGAGGCAATCTGCCACGTGAGGTCATAATACCGCCATCTGCGAATGCGGTAGAAAATGCGCTGATGGAACCGAAATCCATTGAACTAAATGCAGCAATATTAGCAGGAGTCGATGCTGATGAAAACAGCGAGTCCAGACCAAACCCACCGAATGACCTCGACAGTGATGCCATCAGCGGCTCGGTGACACTCTTACGAATAAACATCGCTTGTAGGTCCGCAATCAATCCCTGCAAGACACCGCGAAGTTTTCCGCCACTCAGTATTGCTTTCTCAAAGGAGGAGGCGAACGTCATACCCAAATCATGTGAAATGGAGTTCGTGGCCTTTACTGTGTCTCCGAGAGACTTATACTTCTCATTGACAACACCGACTGCGATGGAATACTTCTCCATCGCAAGAGCACTCTCCTCGGAACCAAAACCACCTTCCTTGTAAATCTTATCAACACGAGAGCGCTCCTCTAGAAAGAGTTCCTGTGGGGTCATCGCTGCGCGCATATACTGATTTGCAGCACCCTGATAGGTAGCATCGTGTATTTGTTTTTCCATACCGGGAGCGTTCACACCTGCCTTACGCAAAGAAAGCAGTCGAAGCTCGATCTCACGCTCCTCATTTGTTTTACCTAGAAGAGAGAACTCTTGGTTCATCCCCTCCAACCAAATTCTTTGTGTCTTGATGGCATCTTCCTGCTCAATGCGGAGCTTTTCAATCACCTCGAAACTTGCATCCCACGCTTCATTGCTGCGTTGAGCTGCAGCGAGTTCGTCTTTATGTGCTGTAATCTTCTTCAGCAAGCTATCCACTGTGGTTTTTTGAGCTGAGGACATCTTAAGTAGAGAAGCCTCGTACCTCTTATGCTCCTCGGATGTCATGCCCAAGGTAGCCGCTTCCTTCTTCAGCGCATCGATGAAATCCTTTACTTTATCAGTTGCAGATTTACCGGTTGTTTTTGATCCAGCACCACCCGCACTTCCGGGCTTCGTTAAGAAGAAGTCAGCATCCTGGGCAGCAAGTAACGACGCTTGGTCACTGCCAGCAGAGATACCAAAACCCTTCGATACACGCGCAAGGTCTGACCCTCCGTATGTACCTTTTCCTAGATACGTGTCGCGAGCCTTTGATTTACGACGATCCTCTAATGCACGAACAAAAGCATCACCCTTATTGACGTCGGCTGTGAAGTTCTTCTCCCACTCCGCATAACGGCTCGCTGACTTCGCATCGAAATCTTTCTGAGTACCAGAAGTAAGAAAGTCCTTGATACCTCCCATACCCAAAGCCGTTGCCTTGTACAACATGTGGAAACGTAAATAGGTATTATGAACGGAGTCTGCTAAGTTCACGAACGTATCTGTGAGACTTTCACCCCACCGGAAGATTTCCTTATCCGCAGCAAGAGCATCCATTTCGCGTCCGGCAGATTTGAACGCATCAGATAGTGCAAAGATACCTACCGTCAGCGACTCATTGAACACTTCTCCGAACTTGACCTTCAAATCATCCGTGTAGCGTTTCATGGACTGCATCTGCTTGCCAGCAGTGCCCATTGCAGCCTCGTAGACGCCTGAGAGCTTAGCTCCCTCCTCCAGAACGGCATTCATCCTGGACTGGCTCTTTTCAGCCTCCGTAAGAGCAGTTACATTCTTTCCCAGCTCTTTCGCAGTTTTCTCATATGACTGCTGGAAGCTCACATTGATGCCGATAGTGCGTAGGATTTCAACTTCACCAGATCGGATACCCTGTACCATACGCTCGAACGCTGCAGAGGAATTGATTCCACCGACTACTGCTGCATCCTGAGCAACGCGAGCAAGGGCCGATGTCTTTGATAAGTCAAGCTGGGCCTGTGACATACGAGTGAGCGTTTCACGAGCTTCAATCATCGCGATGCCCGTCTTGCGCAAGGACTGTTCGTAGCCAGCCATCTGGGTAGCAGAGTATCCCGCATTGCGACCGACTACATTGAGTACGACACCCATCGTCTCAAACCGAGCATTCAACTGGGCGGACTCAACGATAATAGACTTGACAACGTGCCATCCCGCCCAAGCACCCACCAACCCCTTCACAGCACTCACTGCACCTGAAGCAGTATTAGTTAAGCGAACCAACGCACGATCGGCGTTTGTTACATCGGATGAGTCGACTGCAATGCCTAGTGTTGCGATATCTGCCATACGGCACCATCCTAAATAGGGTGATATCAAAATACACAACAGAATCAATTAGTTATATTATACCTAACCTATTGATTCTTAACCTGTTTTTACCTTAACTATCTTTCTCTGCAATCGCAGCTAAGAAGCAATCATCGAGACCAATAACCCAATCTGCGATGGTAGGAGTAATAGGCATACGAAACATCGCGGCGAAGGCTTGGAGTTCTGTGTATGATATAGGATTCGGGGAGGAAAATCCTACAGAGCGTCTGCGGTGTAGGGTCATGAACAGATCCCAAATCACTTTTTGTGCTTCCGGGTATTCCGGAGGAATGAGCTCGGGAGGTGTTTCTCCCGAGACTCGTTGTGCTGTTTCAAGGTGGGCTCGAATCGTAGATTTACCGTCTGTGGATAACCGATTTACTCGGAAGTACCACTTGCAGTAGTCTCGGAGTTGGTCACCGTTTGCGTAAAAAAATTAGAACGGTCTCCAATGAAAGAATCCACCTGTTCCATAACCCAGGGAAGCTCGCGGTACACCTGTTCAACAGTAGCGCGATCAAAGGAGGGCACACCGCCATGGAAAGTGCAACCCTCAGTCCATTTCCAACCGGCAGTCGATTGAACCAGGATAGCTGTTGCATCATCCTGAATCTCTTCAGAAGAGAGTTGGATACGGCCGGGCTTCATCAACTTCATACGACGCTCAGACCGAGACGCGGAAGCTGCGCGGTATACAGAGCTGTCAGACCCAAAGACTGAAATGGAGAGTCCAATGGGCTTGCGAGAAATCGGGTGAATCACATCAAAAGAGATGGGAGTTTCAGAAGGTTGGAGTGAGGCGAGGTCCATGGTATTTCCTACAGTCAGTTAAAAAGAAAAGCCCACCCGCAATAGGTGGGCTCAGACAAACTCCTACTTTACATCTGTGAATCTTGCATGACGAGCGTTGTCTTCTCAGTAGCAAGAGCCGTGCCGCCCGCTGAGTTCAACAGTGCCGTAAAGGGCAACGTCTGCACAATGCCCTGCTCCCCATCAGATTTAGACGAACCTCCCAGCTTGATGCGCGGCATAATGAAACTGACGAAGTCAGCCGTTGCCGCGATTCCATCAGTGAGGTACAAAGCTATGGAAGCCTCCGTCTCATTGAGGAAGATATCGCGCATCGTGGCATCCTGGAAGTAGACCGACAAGTTTCCTGACACCTGAACGCGGCCAGGGAATACCGCTGAGGTGCTGTTAGAACCAACAGCACTGCTCGTAGAGTGACCACCAGAGATGGAAATGCTTGCTCCGGTGACGATTGCAACCGGTGACCCCTGGAGTATCAAATAGCCGGACACAGCTGCAAGAATACCAGTCGTGGTTGACGCGGTAGGTGAAGAGTTGTATTCAGACGTACCAGTTACGACGTCTTTGCCCATCACGCTGAAATTGACAGTTGCCATACCAGTAGTTGGCAATTGAATTTCAGCGCCAGTCATCTTACAACCAGTGAAGACTTCAGATTGTGCGATGGTGCTGTAGAAATGCTCAATCGAGAAAGACTGATCCGTATGTCCAGTCAACGGTACGTAGGTGCGCTTGCCGGGCCATGACATCGTACAAGATGCAATCGGGCCTTCTGCAACTAGGGCAACGCCGTTGAGCGGGTAACCCGTAACAACCAAAGCTGTAACGCCCGTCACGAAAATATTTTTGTTGATGTTCGCTGCATTCAATGTACCGACGCTCAGACGAACTACATCACCGACCTTGACACCACCAGTCAAGAAGTCTCCCGCAGCACGCGTAATTGTGTACGGTCCGGAACCTGCGATAGTAAGAGAGAGCGCAGTCAGTGACGTAACAGCGGCAAAGTCGCGACGAAGCATCGATTCGAAGAAGGCACCATACGTCTTGGCAGAAAGCTCACCTTGAATGGAACCTTCCACCTTACGCATACCGTGCCGGAAATCACTAATTTGGTAGTCATCACGAATTTCATTGGACTGGTACGTGTCTTTCTTCAAGTCGATGTCGGATGTGACACGACGAAGACGCTGACCACCAGATGTTCCCGCAATAGTGCCCCACGTGGTTTCTTTCTTGAAGGTTAGCTTTTTCGCTACGCCTGTTTCGAGTGCCATTTTACTTCTCCTAAGGTATCAAGTAGGACTGAAATTGAACAGAGACTGGAATTTGAAAATATGCGTCCAAATCAACTCCAGACCCACGCCATGATTTTAATATGAGAACAGTGTTTCCGCTATTTGTAAGAGTCAGCCCTCTTGTGTAGTGGTCCAAGAGCTTCTTCACCATCAAATCGATATCCTTAGTACCTTTACCTGCGGGATAGAGCACGAGGAGTTGCAGCACACCTTCGTACCGCTGCGGTGCTCCCAAACCAAACATAGGTGCTACAATCTGCGCGGGAAGAATTGACACCTTTAAGTACGCCGTCCCCTTTGATCGGTATTCCACATTCTCCCAGGAGATGGGCAGGATGCCGCTGATAGAAGCAAGGTCTTGGCGCAATGCGGAGTAAACTGAATTAATGTCCATTTTGGTTTCTCTTAATTGAGCCCAGCAAGGATAGAAGTAAGATTGCTGCGGTGCTCTACCATTGTAATGCGAACCATCCCCTGTGGTGCTTGCTGTGAGCTGCCATACTCAAGTCGAATCGCGTAGGGCAGGCTGTTCGTTAGGTAAATGATGCCACCCGCTTTAACTGCCAGCAATGTCATTGTACCATTCGCAAGAACACGGCCGCCAGCTTTATCAACTGCACCGGAAGTATCCAAATTTATATCACCGACACCAATCTGCCAGTTGCCACGAAACCTGCCTGTATCTACCGGAGACTTCATCACCAGGGAACGGAATAGATCCAAACAGATTTTACTGTGGGCAGCATCGAGGCTGATGCCTACCTTTGTAGCAAACCGAGCGATGTCCGCTGCAAAGTTCGACATGCAAGTTACTTCTTGGCCTTTAATCCAGAAAGTCCCCACCTCTTGTCATAAGCTGCTGATTTAGCAGCAGCATTTTGCTTTGACTTTTTGTTGGCGGAGCTTACGGCAGCTGAGCGGTGCTTTTCCGCACCCAACTTTGACTGTATTGCTGCTTTTGCTGCCAAAAAATTCGCCTTTTTCTCTGCATCAGATAGTTCTTTGTGTGAAACCGTCTTCTTCTTGGTACCTGTTTTGATACCCACCTTGGCA